AATACAAGCATGGCAAGAAATGCTTGATATTGCTGAACCAAAGTAGTAAAACTACTTAACCGCCTTTACACCGTAAGGAAAGGGCAAAAATATTAACCAATCCGCATAGATCGGGACATTGGAAGGAGTTATATGTCAGAAGAAGAGGTACAAGCAGAAGAGGCTGAAGATATTGAAGCCTCTGATGAAGAACTTTGGGAACAGGATGAAGAGTCAGAAGAGTCAGTAGAACCTGCTGAAGAGGACACCCCTCAAGATGAGGAATCTGAATCAGAAGAAGAAGAAGAAGAGGAAGAAGAAACTGATGAGGAAGCTGAGGAAGAATCCGAAGAAGAACCACAGCATGATTATGAAGCACGTTACAAGGATTTGGAGCGTGAGTTTCATAAGAGGAATGAAGAATCTGCCAGATTACGTGAAGACATTAATGAGTTTCGGCTCAGAGATGTTGAACGAGAACAGGTATTAGCCAATGTGAGGCAAGGGCTTTCGGGAACGGAAGAATCCCCTGCTGATCCGTCTGATGCCGATAAGTTCTTTGATAAGGCAGATAAAGAGACTATGGAGGAGTTCTCTGAACTTTCTTCTACGTTTAAGAAAATGATCCAGCATGAGATGGCGAAGCAAGGTACTACCATGCAAGAAGCCACCATACAGGCTCAGGAACGTATTAAACAGTTAGAAGAACAGAACAAGGAGAATAACTATCAGCAGTTCTTAAGTTATCATCAAGATTACATGGTGAATAACGTAGGAGAAGACTACAGAGAGATAGATAAAGACCCTGACTTTCAGGCGTTTGTCTTAGGTAGTCCTGCGATGACAAAAATGATGACTGAGTCAACTGACCCAGTAGATCATGCTTCTGTAATGGACTTATTCCTATCAACCCAAGCGGGACAAGATGCGTGGCGACCCTCTGAAGAACCAGAGAAAAAAGTTCAAGCTAGTACAAAACGACAATCTAAGAGAGCGGCGGCGACCGGGCTTTTAGGTAATTCCGCACCCGTTAAAAATAAAAATGTGGACAATATGTCCGATGAAGAATTATGGGAAGCGATTCCCGATTAACAATTAAATAAATGATGGAGTAAATTATGGCGGCATATGGCGGCACAGGCTCAGTCTCAGGATCAGCTTACGGTGATCTTAGTAAGAATGATGCCTTCACTATACAGAAGAAGATGTTACCGATTGCAAAGCGATTGTTGACATTTGCGAAATTCGCACAAAAAGAAACTAAGCCTCAGAAACAGGGTTTAGAAATCCGGCACCGCAGATATGAGCGGTTCCCAATCGTAGACACCCCAATGGCTGAAGGTGTAACTCCAGACTTTGTAAGTCTTGAGCATACAACCCTGAAGCACACACTTAAGCAGTACGGTTCATATGTAAATACCACTGACGTTATGTTGGCGGCATCTACTGATCCAGTCCTCAAGGTTATCTCTGAGCGACAAGCACAGCAAGCTGGTGAGACAGTTGACTTCCTCAGCTATAAGGCATTTCGTGCTGGAACACAGGTTAAGTATGTAGGAACATCCGCATCTGCTCGTTCAGATGTTGACATGCATATTGGTGGAACACTTCCCGCAGTTAATTCTCCGGGTGCTAACACACCAACTCTTGGCCCTATCCAGACGGCAATCCGTGCTTTAGAGAACAACGATGCAAAGAAGCTCAAAAGCAAGCTGAAGGCATCCGTTGGTATCGCAACAGAGCCAATCCGTGAATCATACATTGCGATTTGCCATCCTGACCTACGACAAGACATCCAAGCTCTTCCGGGCTTTGTATCCGTTGAAAACTATTCGGATCAAGGGGATGCAATCGAAGGTGAGATCGGCGGCGTAGAAGGTGTACGTTTCATCACTACAACTCAGGCAGTTCCTTTCAAGGATGCAGGTGACACTAACGGTGTTGCTAACTGTGTATCCACAGGAAGTTCAAACGCTGATGTATACCCTGTGTTAATTTTCGCAGAGGATGCAATCGGTTGTGCAACATTAGGTGGAATGGATTCACTCCGCTCTAAGGTTGTTATGCCTAAACCCGGCCCCGGTGATCCACTAGGACAGCGTGGTACGGTAGCATGGGATACATTCTACTCATGTATTATTCTTCAAGACCTGTACATGTACAGACTTGAGGTAGCGTGTACGAAACTTTCGTAACATAACCCAATAGCCCTTCCAATGGGAGGGCTTCACATTCTAAAAAGGAAAATTTATGGATTCTTTAAAGACAAGAATTACTAATGCCCCTCAAATGTCTGGCTTTAAGTCAGTTGCTTTAGGGTCTAATACCTCGGCATCAACTCATGCCGCAGTTAGTAATATTCTTATACCTTGGGGAGCAATTGTTATTGACACCCCAATAATTGTTACAGAGGCATTTAATGCAGGTACTGCAACATACTTTGACACAGGTACAGTAGGAACATTGGCTCAGGCTGATGCTTCAACAGTCTCTGCTGATCCTAACGGATTCATGGCAGGGGCGGCGGCTACTGCTAGTGGTCAGACTATTGGTAAGTTCCTCAGTTGTCGTGGTGGAACAGAGTCACTTGGTGGAGCACTCTTGGGTACAAAGCCATCTTACACAGTAAGTCAAACCTATTCAACTTCTGGTGAAAAGGTTGTTCCAGTAGTTCTTCAATGGACTATTACTGGTTCAGTTCCTTCAGCCGGATCAATTGTCTGGTGGGTTGAGTACATCTATGATCCAAACATTGTTTGGGAACAAGCTAGTTTAGCTTAATAGTGTAATTCAGTAGTGGGTGGCGTAGTGTCACCCACGTTCTAACAACGGAGATATATAAGGAGTACTATGTCAATAGCAGGTGGTTTATTACCTAATGAGGGTTTACCTAAACAAAAAAGACATGACAGTTACGCACCAGCGGGTGAAGGAAAGTTTGTAATCCTGCCTAATGGAATGAAAATGGCGGCTGAGTATACTAAGGGGGATACAGTACCAGAAGGATTTGCTGTAATCAACATAGATTACGGTAATGACAACACAGAGATGGGGCCAGTCCCGGTAACACACGGAGATTGGACTATTGTTATACCAAGGGGTTCTCCTAGGATTGTACCTCTTCAACATATGAACATACTGAATGATGCTGTATCAACTGACTACTTTCAACGAGACTTATCGCAGGGTTTAACGGCTAGGTCTAGCAGAAGGTTTAACTTTCAAGTTATTAAATGGCCTAAAACAGGTAAGAAGGCAGGGGCAGAATTTGACGGCTCCTCAGACAAAATAACAACGAAGGATATAGATGATGCGTTAGAACGTCATGAGGTGATTGACCTTGACCAGAATTAATGAACCGAAAGCAAATAAGAGAAAGAGTTGAGACAGCATTACAAGATTCAGCAAACAGGCATTGGAGTGACGGTGAGTTAAACACCTATATTAATGACTGTTTAAATGAGTTTACAAGGCGTGTTAGGTACCCTCAAGTAGAAGGGTTAGCCACTAATGGATCGTCAGGCACCACTATAGGTGAAGCTACCAAGACAGGTACGCTTACTGCTGACGGTAAGACTGCAACTATAACATTCGATACTGCACATGGATACGCAGAAGACGATGCTATTTATGTTGTTGATGGTGCTCCTAGTCAATACATTGGTACATTCATTGTTTCTGTTCCATCTACAACTACTATAACGTACAGAGTAGGCACAGAGTCTAGTGTTACAGACTCCAGTGTGTCTGTATTTAGAGTAGGCCCATCCTTTACTATTCCTAGTACAATTGCAGAGATAGTCTCCGTCAGCCTTGACGGTAGAGAGTTAAATATCCTCACAGAGTCAGAATTAAATGCGGCGGCAGGTATAAACGGAAGTAGACACTTCATGTTAGAGTCCTCAATGGGCTTCCATCCAAATGCATTCACCTCTATGGTCACATCTACGGATAACACACCAAGATGGCGTGAACAGAATGGGCCGATAGAGGCGGTAGTATTTAATAACAGAACAGCCGAAACCTTCAGGATTTTTCCACTACCAAAAGAAACTAAAGACCTATATAAGGATAAGGATGCTACCACTAAGGTCTTCCAGTCCTTGAAGGTACGTGGAGTACCGTTGGATAGCTCATTAGCAACGGACACATCTACACCAAAGGTTAATGCATACTGGCATGAGAGTCTAGTATGGGGAGCGTTAGAGAGGGCATACCTAAAGGAATCACAGCAACGCAACGCAGAGAAATCAGGATTTTACAGACAGAAGTTCTTGGAAAATGTTGCACAAGCAGGTACAATGGAAGGCATGACATCCGGTGCATTGTCTGAAGGCCGTAACCAGTCAGGATTTGTAGTTAATAGAGGATTATAATGAGGGACTACAAGGATGAATATAAGAAGTTCCAAAAACATAAGAGTGGTTACAGGGCAAAGCTAAACAAGTACAACCGTAAGAAAGGTACATACGGCAACGGTGATGGATTAGATGCATCACATAAGGGCGGTAAGATTTCAGGATTTGAGCCACAGTCAAAGAATCGTGGCAGGGCAGAGAAGAGTAGATTACCCGGTAAGAAAGGTTTCTTAGGTAACAT